TTGACAGGAGCTGAAGGCGGCAGAGTCGACTTGAAACCTGGCGGTATCGTAGAACCGGGTGTCACGCATTATGGAGCACCAGGATCTGGAGCAAAACCAGGTCAAGGAGAAATTAAATGGACAGATTTAAAAGGATCTCACCTAGAAAATATAGAAGCGTGGAGAAAAAATAAAGAATATCCCGTCGAAGAAGCTAGGAAAATCTATGAATCTTCATCTAGATCTCAAAAACTTCGGCTTAGAAGCGGGGCAACTACTGGTTTAAAAAAGAAAAGTAAATTTGATATGTTAGATAAAAACCAAGAAAACTGGTTTAAAAAACATATCTTTAGTAATCCAGACAGCCAATTTTATAGATTAAAATGGAAGGATATTTCAGGAACTAAAAAATACAAAGTAATACAACAATACAACAATTTTGTAGATCAAAAAGCTATTCTAGATGATCTTGCTAAAAAAGGATATGTAATGGCACCCGATTGGTTTGAAAAACAAGGCATTTCGGTAAGTAAATTTTATTGGATTCGTGGAGCTCAAAGAGCGGAAAAAGCGGCAACAGGATGGTCTCAAAAAAGATGGGATATACTTAAAGATGGTGGAGAGTTGAAAGTAATTAAAAAACAGATTGGTGATACTTCTTATTCGTTTCTGAAATCACCCGATAAAAAACGAACAGCGGAAATAGTAAAATTATTTAATAATCCTGATCCCTATATTCATCAATCTACAATTAAAAACATTGAAAAATTATTAAAACCTGGAAGTAAGTACAGAACAATGCTTTTAAGTGGGAATTATCCTACTATTAAGGCTCTTCCAACATGGATTAAACCTAATTCGGCTGCAACCGCAGTTTATAGAATTGCTCAACTTTTAAATGGACATAAATTTGAGAATTTTGACCCAAAAATAAAACCAGATAAAGCGGCTTCTAAAAGAATGTTTGCAAAATTGGACACAGAACCTTGGGGAAAGCCTTATTCAAGTATGATCAGAAAATTAAACATGCAGTTGATTCAAAATGAACTAGGTACAGAATACTTTGATAATACGTATGGAGGTTTCGTAACAAAAGCTAGAAACGTTTTAAAAAATGCTGCTTTACCTATTGATATTGATCTCAAGATGTTTGATATTAATGAACTTACAGGGTTAACTTCAGGCGCCCGTAATAAAACTTTTACTTCTACTCAATTTGTTAATTTATTACCAAAAGAATATAACCGAATTCATCATGCCTCAATGTTAAAAGAGTATGGGAAATATGAAGAAGCTTTACAGACAGCCCTTAAAAAAGGAAGTGTAAATTTTAAAGATAAAACATTTACATCACGACAACTTGTAAACCATTGGCAAAAATGGCAAGCAGATTGGTTTGAAGGATTACCTAAGGCATACAAAACAAAATCAATGTCATCAACATTGCCATCTTTTAAATTAGGTGAAAATACCGCTCAAACTATTTTAGGGAAAAAAAGAATTAAACAACTTTTAGATCTTGGTTTAACGGATATTACAAAAGATGTAGGCTATTTTAAAACCTGGGGGAAGGATATTCCAACAATGAGATCACAACCTGTTTTAAAAGAATTAGTTAATAATCCTAATGCTGCTATTAAATTACTTAAACAAGCAGGTTATCGGTGTACAAAACAATTGGGTGGTGGTGAAGATGTAGCCTGTTATTTAAGAGATGTTAGAAATCAATTAAAGTCAGTTAAGAATCGTCAACCAGGTATAGGAAGAAAATTAGCAAGATTTCGTAATTTTGGAAAGAAAGTTCTTTTATGGGGTTTTGGTCCTGTGGATATTGTGATTGAAGCTTTATTTGCAGCGCATGGCGTGGCGTCAGGACATGGCAAAGATCAAATTTGGGCTGATTCACTTTTAGGAATGATTATTCCTCAATCCTTAGGAGGACCTGAATGGGGAGATGAAATGCGATTAGATAAAATCGCTGAACTTGGTGGCGAAGAGTATGTGAACGCTTTAAAACAAGAACAAGAGTTTAATAGTCTATTGGACAAATATTCTGATGTGGATAAGATCCCTGCTGATGTTCGAGGCTATAATACTAAAGAATACAAAGAGAGATTATATGCAGACTTAGATAAAGTATGGGACGAATATGCAGTTGGACAAGAATATCTAACTGTACCAAAAGACGCTCGTCCTACGGAACTTGATGAAAAGGGAGAACCTCTATGGCCAAGAAATCTTGGACCTCGAGATCAGGTTATGAAATGGAGTCAGGATTTAAACCCTGATTCTTTTGCCGCAGAAAAATTTAGACTTGCTAATGAAAAATTACAAGCAGAAGAAGCTGCAGTAGGACAAGCTTCAGGAGTATCACCTATAAGATTAGAAACTCAGGAAGCTGAAAATATAAGAAAAACTCGGGATATTGGTGAGCATCCTCGAGGAGAAGATTATTGGACGGAATTTTTTCGTACGTTAAGAGGCTGGGATCCTGCATGGAGGGGACCAGAAGGTACAGGGTATTCTTTTAGACAAGAAGGAATGGATTATATGGCTGAAGGTGGAATAGCAGGTTTATTAAAGAAAAAATGAAAAACCCAACGTTAACCAAAAATATGAAGCACGTGAAATGGAAAGCAATCCCGCCTTTGAAGGGCCCAAATCCCGAAGGGTTGCGAAAATTAGATAAACAAGATACAAAGAAACCGGAGAGTTTAAATGGCAGACAATCGAATAGATAAATCACTCCCGAATACACTACCTGATCCAAAGCTTCCTTCACCAGAAGCTCTTCAGGAAATCGATGTAACGGAGATTGAAGAAAAAGGACCAGTAGAAATTACCGATGAAGCTGATGGTGGTGCAACCATCGATTTTGATCCAAGTAAAGTTGATATCCCTAAAGGCGGAGATCATTTTGGAAATATAGCTGATTTGTTACCCGATGAGGTTTTAGATCCAATCGGACTGAAACTAGCGGGAGATTATATGGACTATAAAATGTCCAGAAAAGATTGGGAACAAGCTTATATTACAGGTATAGATCTTTTGGGATTTAAATATGTCCAAAGAACAGAACCTTTTCAAGGCGCAAGTGGCGCGACTCATCCAGTACTTGCAGAAGCGGTTACGCAATTTCAAGCGCAAGCTTATAAAGAATTATTACCATCTGATGGACCGGTAAGAACACAAATTATCGGAGCGTCTAATCCTCAGAGACAATCACAAGCAGAACGAGTTAAAGAATTCATGAATTATCAAATTCTGGATCAGATGAAAGAATATGAACCGGAATTTGATTCGATGTTATTTCATTTACCTCTTGCCGGATCTACTTTTAAAAAAGTTTATTATGACGAATTACTCGGACGAGCGGTTTCAAAATTTGTACCTGCTGAAGATTTAGTTGTTCCTTATACAGCTAATTCATTAGCGGATGCAGAAGCCATTATCCATATTGTAAAATTATCGGAAAATGATTTACGAAAACAACAAGTTATTGGTTTTTATAGTGATATTGAATTAACTCCTCCAGGTTATCCTCCTGATGATCGATTAAAAGATGCTGAACGTAAATTAGAAGGAACTTCGAAAACAACACGAAATGAAAACATGTACACTCTTCTTGAGTGTCATGTAAATTTAGATTTAGAAGGATTTGAAGATTTACATCCTAAGACAGGCGAACCGTCTGAAGTAAAATTACCGTATATCGTTACCATCGAGCACGGTAGTCAAAAAGTTCTTTCCATTCGAAGGAACTTTGCGCCCAATGATCCACTGAAGAAGAAAATCCAATATTTTGTCCACTTCAAATTTCTGCCAGGACTAGGATTTTACGGATTTGGACTCATTCATATGATTGGCGGTTTGAGTAGAACTGCAACGGCTGCTCTCCGCCAATTATTAGATGCAGGCACATTATCTAATTTACCGGCTGGTTTTAAACAACGTGGAGTGCGTGTTAGAGATGATGCGCAACCAATTCAGCCAGGTGAATGGCGAGACGTGGATGCACCGGGCGGAAATTTAAGAGATTCATTTTTTGGTTTACCTTATAAAGAACCATCACAAACCTTATTACAATTAATGGGAGTTGT